ATGAAAACTTATTTTTAGAAAATCCACCTAAAAATAATATGTTTCAACCAGGTTCAAATGATAAATTAAATGAAGCTTCATTACCTGAAGAAGAAAGAATTTTAGATTTAATTGAAAAACTTAAAGAATTAGGTTCTGACATAAATTCTGAGAATGTTATGATGTTATCATTATTCACTGATGGTGGCACAGTAACTGATGAAGAAAAAATTAATAATATTATCAATAGTGTTACTGATAATGAATTATCTGAAGAATCAAAAGGACTTTGGTATAATATACACGCAAAACGTGAGAGAGGTGAAAAACCAGCTAAACCAGGTGATAAAAATTACCCAAATAAAAAACAATGGGATAAATTAACAAAAGAAAATATTGGTGATTCAAATAACTATATGTTTTGGCAAAATCTAAAAAACATACATAATAATACTGAAGAATTACTTAATATGAATCAACAAGAAGTTGATGAGTTATTAGAGAATGGACATGCTTGGGCTGTTGACCATATTTCAACGTCTAAAGACGATATTGAAGAAGTATATCATTTTTTAGAAGCTAATATAGATGATTATAATGTGAGTGATTCTGATAAAATGATGTCTGAACATGAATCAAATAATTATATGTATTGGTCAAACCTTAAAACGATACATCACGCATCTGGTGAATTATTAAACATGGATTGTGATAAAGTTGATACTATTTTATCTGATGGTCATGGATGGGCTTTAGACCATATAGCAACATCTGCTGATGATATGGAAGAAGTCTATCATTTTTTAGCTAATACTTTAAACGCTTATGATGGAGATACAGAAGGTGGTTATGAAGATGAATATGGTTCAGTTGAATATATTAATTTAAATGAAGCTGAATATAAAGGTAGAGAGGTTAAATTAGGTAAACCAACAAAAGGTGATGTTAAAAAATTTAAGGTTTATGTTAAAAACGAGAAAGGTAATGTTATAAAAGTTAATTTTGGTGACCCTAATATGGAGATTAAAAGAGATAACCCTGAAAGGAGAAAATCTTTTAGAGCTAGACATAAATGCTCGCAAGCACATGATAGAACAACACCTAAGTATTGGTCTTGTAAAATGTGGTCTACTAAACCTGTATCAGATATTGTTGGTGAAAATTTGGTTGATTCAAAAAATATTAGTAAATTTGTGATTAAGAAAAAAGTACAAGAAACTTTTAATCAAGATAGTATGAATACAGAACCAATGCCAATTGTTAAACCAGCGGAGCCAAAGATTAAACCTATGGAAAAACCTAATAGGACTAATAAACCATTTACAATTAAACCTAATAGTGTACCTAGTGTTGACCCTAAAGCTTTAAATGAGGGGTTAAATGATTACCCTATTTATCATAAAACTTTTTCTTCAGCCGTACAAACAGCTGCTGAATATGCTAAATCTAAGGGTTATACAATAAGTGATGATGAATGGTTTAATTCTGTTGCAACTGGTCCTAGTAAACCTAGTGAAGGAAAAACAAATAGATATACAATAACATTGTACAAAGATGGTAAAGAACAAAAGAAATCTTTACATATTCAAGTATATGGTATGAAAAACACTTATGAATTAAATGTTTATATAGCATAATGAAAGAATTACTATTAATATACGTTAATAAAGTTGGTAAAAATTATAAAGGTGAATTCATTTATGAATTCATCTTTTCTGATACAATTAAAAATATTGATGGTGATGAATGGGATACATTCCCTGCTTCTGGAAGACCAGAACCACCACACGATATTTTTATAAAACAAGTAGGGAGACTTGAATCAGGGTTAAAACTAGATGTTGTTCAGGATAGTTCTGAATTCGCTGTTTGGGATGCTGTTGATGGTGTTATTGCATTGGCTTATGAGAATATCGATGAATATGAATCATACCCAGAAAAAAGACTTTGTTTTCATTTTGGTTCAACTATGAGTGTTGTTGAAGAAAAATTATACGAAAAAGACCTAATATTAAATTATGACATTAAAAAATATGAAAAACAAAAATAAAATAACCGAAACTGAAATCGGGAAAAAAAGTGATTTAGAACTTGCTAATCTTGTTAAAGCAAGACCTTACAGTGAATTGTTATCTAAAATTTCTAATGATTGGGGTCGTGAATCTGATTTATATCGTACAGCCTTAAAATCTTTTATAGGTGATAAAGTTGATATTAATGGATTAATTAACACTCTTAAAAATTATGATGTTTATGGGGATTATACCGCTTTATTGGGGTTAAATGAATTATCTTTAGAATCAACAGATAACACACAATTAACTATAAAAAAGAAAGATTTAAATGATAGCAATATTCAACAAAGTTTATCTAAATTAAAAAATGTTAATATTAATGTTATCGATGAAGAAGTACAAGAATCACCTAAATTAGAGTATTTATATAATTTTTTAGATGAAAATAATAATCCAGTAGTTTTTATTTTACCTATAAATGGTGAAGATAAAGAATTTCATTTGGTTTGGGGAAAAACTAATAATGATGAAAAACAATTAGGTGTTTATAATGATGGTATTGTTTACCCAAAAGATTATTTTGAAACTAATATTGTTCCACAAGAATTAATACCAGTTAACCAAAATGTGTCTGAAATTTCTGATAAAGCTCAATCATATGTTTCAAAAAAAATCGGACATTTAAGAGGTAAAGAAGGATATCCAGAAGCACAAGCAGCTGCTATTGCTTATAGTATGGCCAGAGAAAAGGGTTATAAAATACCTAAAACTAATGAGAGTTCTTTAAATCTTTCAGAATATAAACATTATTTAGTTAATGAAAAAACAGGTAAATTTAGAAAATTTAAAGAAGCATCTGATTTAGCTAAAGCTAATATGTCTAATGATGAAAGATATATGACTATTACTGAATTTAAAAAATTTTTCGAAACTAAAGTATTTGGTAATAAAAAAAGACAATTAACAGAATTGGATGGTAATTTTGAAATGGAGAAAAAATTAGCAATTGATTTAATTAGTAAAATTAATGAAATGCCTACTTTAAAAACATTATTAACAAAATTATTCCAAAATAAAAATAGATTAGTTAAAGCCGAAGCTATCGCTGGATTCGCTGAATTAATAGGTGTTGATAAACAAAATTTACCTAGTATTATAACAACATTAAAAAATTCTATGGCACAAGGTGTTAAAGAAAACAAAATAATTTCTAAAAATGATTTAATAAAAGAAATTAATAATAAAAAAGTAATAAAAACAGTTAAAATAAAAGATATCAATAATGACTAATTTTAAAAAAATAGCTCAAAAAGCCTTAAAAAAAGCTAACACCACTATTAATGAAGATAGTATTTATGCTGGAGGTTTAACTGAAAAAATGTCTTCACAATTAGAGGAAGAGTTAAAAAATGGTAACCATTCATTAAAAGATAGCCCTATTTTACCAAAAAGTGATGATGGGTTATTTGAAGAAAATATCATTAGAGAACGTTTTAACGATGTTTGTCGTAGATATAAACGTTCACATGATGCTGATATTATAGATAAAAAACAAGTTATTTTAAATATGATGCCAATGGTTCATGAAACTATGCAATTAGAAAAAGAACATATTAAAGAACTTGAGAAATTAGCAATTAAAATGATTCGTGAAGAATATGATATTGATGAGAATGTTGTTGAAATAAACGCTAAATTAACACCTAATATTAGTCTTGAAGGTACTAAATTAAACCCCTCGCCTGTTACACTTAAAGAAATGGATTTTAATAATCATGATGATATTATTAACGCAGGTAATGAAGTTCATAAAAGACGTTTTTTAAATGCTATGATACAGGGTGCTGCTAAAAAATGTAATAATATGTTTCATATGGTTGATGATGAATTAACTAAAATGAATCCAAAATTACCTAATAGATATTCTAAAATGATGTCAGCCGCTGATTATATGTATTATGTTATACCTAATATGGAAAATGTTGTAACTGGTGGTGTTGTTAAAGTTGATTTCCCGAATAAAGATAATGAAAAGGTTGTTATTAACGCTGAAGCGATGGTGTTCCCAGTTTTAATACATGAGTTAGTTAAAGGGGTTATGGAAATTTTATCATCACATGGTTTACCTAAAAATAAAAAATTAGCTAAATATGTTATAAATAAAGCTGATTATTTATCAGCAGAACCTTGGGATATGCGTTTAGGTCCAGCATTATGGGAACGTTTTACTAATAATATAGAACCAGATGATTTTAATATTAAACATCATATATATTCTGAATTAGTAGCATTACCTGTTAACGAATTCAATTATAAGATGAGAGAAATTTTAGCTAACACAAAAGAGGGTAAAAAAATTATATCAGAGTTAGTTAGTTCAATTAAAGATGAATTTCAACAAGAACAATTTAATGAAGCTATGAAAAAAATAGATAATAACAACGATTTTACTGATGGTTGGGATATTAACGAAATAGATGGTTTGTTTTAAATAAAAGATTATAAAGGCTACTAAAAAGTAGCCTTTATTTTTTTAACAATAATTTTATTCTTATTAACATATTTATATAATAATATGTTAACAAAGATAGAAATATTAAAAGAATACGCAAAATGTTTAGATAGCCCAAGTTATGCTATTGAAAACTATTTAGAAACTTTTGATAAAACACAAGAGGGGTTTGTTCCGTTCAAATTATTTACTAAACAAAAAGAAATAATACGAGCATATGAAAAACATAGGTTTAATTTAGTTACAAAACCAAGACAAGCGGGTATTTCTACCACAACACAAGCTTATTGTGCTGTTAGATGTGCTTTTGCTGATTATAAAAATCCAGAAACAATAATCGTTGTAGCTAATAAATTAAATTTAGCTAAAAAATTCGCTAAAGGTATCAAAGATTATGTTTTACAATTACCAAAATGGGTATGGGGTGATGAATTTTATGGTACAGAAGAAAAAGAAAAAAAGAACATATTTGTTAGGGAATCACAAATAGAGATAGAATTACCAAATGGTTCTAAAATAGTTGCTGTAGCAACTTCAGAAGATGCTTTGCGTGGGTATACACCAACACTTCTAATTTTTGATGAGGCAGCCTTCATCGATAACGGTGCTAGTTTATATGGAGCAGCTGTTACATCTTTGGGTACTGGTGGTGGAGCCATCCTTATTTCAACACCTAATGGTTATGACCCGTTATATTATAAAACTTATGAACAATCACTTCAAGGGTTAAATAACTATAATGTAATAGAATTAAAATGGTATCAAGACCCTCGTTATAATAAAGATTTACGTTGGATAAAAAATGATGATATTGTTTTAGAATACGAGTTTACATTACAATCTTTCGAAAAAATGATTAAAGATGGTTATAAACCAATATCTACATGGTATGTTGATATGTGTAAAACCATGAATAATGATAAAAAACGTATTGCTCAAGAGTTAGACACATCATTTCTAGGTTCAGGTGGTAACGTTATTGATGATGAATTTATTAATTTTCATGATTTGAATAACGTTCAGAAACCAAAATTTATTGATGAGACTTATTATGATGGTAATAGTGGTATGATTTGGATATGGGAGGAACCTACTGAAGGTCATCAATATATTATGGGTTGTTTACCACCAGATGAAAAAGTTTTAACAGATAAAGGTCTACAAAATATACAAGATATTAGTTTAACTGATAAATTAGTTAGTGAAAATGGTGAATACGTTAATATTATTAATAAACAAATATACCCAGTCATAAACGAAGATATATTTGAAATAACAGTTGATAATACGTTTAGGACAACTACTTTCACTAAAGAACACCCTTTATTGATTAGTAAACCAATACTTAAATTAGATGAAAATAATTTAAATGAGGAGTATTGGGATTTTGATTTTAAATATGAAAAAACATCTAATGTTGAAGTTGGTGATTGGATAAAAGTACCTAACATATATAATAAAAAAATTGATGGTATTTTAAATAATAAATGGGTTATTAATGAAGCTATTAAATGTGATTTTAAAATAGATTCGCCATTAAATAATCCTGAATTTTGGTGGTTTATTGGTATCTGGTTGAGTAATGGGTCATTAGGTGAAACTCATTCGATTTCTATTTGTTTTGAAAATAATTATGAATATTATACAAATAAAATAAATAATATAATAAGTAAATTATTTGGTGAACCATCATCTTTTATTAGTAAAAATAAAAATAC